GCGATAACGGGAGGAAAAGTAAAGGACGCTGAATTACCTGGAATTATTGGAACCATACGTGAAGCTAAAATGTTAAATATAACTGTTGAAAAAGAAAAAATTGAATTAGAAAAGGAAAAAGAAGAAGTAAAAACGCAACAGATAGAGAATATGGCTAAGGTGTTGGAACTCTATAAAGCGGCTGAAGAAGAGGGCGTAGATATTGAGTATATATTGCAACAATTAGAAACATTGAACTCATTAAATGAAGATCTACAATTTCAATCGGAAGACATTGGAGATGCTGACGAGACTAATGAATAGGGTGATCTTATGAACAGTATATTGTATGCCATTTGCTTTTGCATAGTTGGGTTTGCTATGTGGTTTTCAATAGGATTTTCTTTTGTTGAAAAAAAATATGATATAGATGTGATTTTCAATAGTTGGAATAAAATAATTATAGCTTTTGGGGGTGTAATATTTTTTTCAGGAACTATGACATTTTTATCGTATATAATCGTGAGCAGATTATAGGATGCATGTTGGCTGACTTACTGCTATTTGATTTACAGGTACTTCAGGATGCGATAATGAAAAGTAGAAAAGGCAGCAGGAAAATATCCTGTTGTCTTTTCTTTTTGCCAAAAACGACGAATCGAGGTGATGGAACATGGCCCGGGCGCCAGATAAAAGAATAGAGCAGGCAAAGGCCATGTACCTGAAAGGCATGAAATTGGTTGAGATTGCAAGTCAACTGAATCTGCCGGAAGGAACTGTTCGCCGTTGGAAATCTACTCACAGATGGGATAACGAGCGTTCGGATAAAAAAAGCGAACGTTCGGATAAGAAAAAAAGAGGCGGTCAACCGGGAAATCAAAATGCGACCGGTCCGCCGGGAAATAAGAATGCAGTTAAGACAGGAGAGTTTGAAGCTCTCTTTTTTGATTGTCTGGATCCAGATGAACAACAACTGATCAAGAAAGTGCAGCCGAATAAAGAACAACTGCTCCTGCAGGAAATTCAGCTATTGACCGTACGGGAACGGCGGATGTTGAAAAGAATTGAGATGCTGAAGAACATAGAGCAGTCGCCGGCCGATGAAAATGCTGAGCCAGAAGAACGAGTTCCAGTGGGAATGAGTGTTACCGGATATCGATCTGGAATTGAAAAAGGAAAACCAACTGTTTTAAAAGAATACGAGGGGATTTTGGGACAGATCCAGTCCATAGAAGATGCCCTGACCCGTGTGCAGGCACGGCGTCAGCGAGCCATCGAGGCCTTGCATAAATTTGGCTATGATGATGCGCGGCTGGAGCTGGCGGCAATGCAGCTTGAATTCGAAATGAGTAAACAGGACGTTCAGCAGGAAGAAACCGGCGACGATGGATTCCTTTCTGCGATGAATGCCGTGGCGCAGGAAGTCTGGGGTGATGAGAGTGTATGAGAAAATCTCATCATTGAAAGAAAAGCTGCAGAAACTCAAACAAAACATCAAAAGCCGGCAGAAAGGCCAGACATTCCATTTTTCACCGTTTTCCAGAAAACAGAAGCAAGTTCTTACCTGGTGGTGCAAAGAATCCCCAGTCCATGACAAAGATGGAATCATAGCAGACGGAGCTATCCGATCAGGAAAGACTGTCAGCATGTCGCTGTCCTTTGTTATGTGGGCAATGAGCAGCTTTGCAGGTCAGAACTTTGCCATGTGTGGAAAGACAATCGGCTCCTTCCGGCGAAATGTTTTGTTCTGGTTGAAGCTCATGCTCCGGTCAAGAGGTTATTCTATCACGGATCACCGCGCAGACAATCTGGTAGTTGTGTGGAAGAATGGCATTGAAAATTATTTCTACATCTTTGGCGGTAAAGATGAACGTTCTCAGGATCTTATTCAGGGTATTACATTGGCTGGTGTGTTCTTTGATGAGGTTGCACTGATGCCGGAATCCTTTGTCAATCAGGCGACCGGCCGATGCTCAGTGGAAGGTTCCAAGTTTTGGTTTAACTGCAACCCGGACGGCCCATATCACTGGTTTAAAACCAATTGGATTGACAAATCCACAGGATATCTTGGAAAAGAGCAGGTGGAGCAGATCAGGAAGAAAGCCGCGGAAGAGGGAAAAGATCCGGGGTTAAAAGAAATCCTCTATCTGCATTTTACGATGGATGACAACCTGTCTCTGAGTGAGGAGATCAAAGCCAGATACCGCAGTATGTATATTGGCGTTTTCTTTAAGCGGTATATTTTAGGCTTATGGGCGGCTGCAGAGGGCGTCATTTATGATATGTTCGATCCGGAAAAACACGTAAAGAACATCAAAGAGTTTTTCCAGATACTGGTAAATGGAAACCGTTATGTGTCCTGCGACTATGGTACACAGAATGCGACCGTGTTCCTGCTGTGGAATAAAGGAATTGATGGAAAATGGTACTGCATCCGCGAGTATTATTATTCCGGAAGAGACAAGGGTAAACAGAAGACGGATGCAGAATATGCAGATGATTTGAAAAAGTGGCTGGATGGAACCAGAATCAAAGCAATGATTGTGGATCCGTCGGCCGCTTCTTTTATTGCAGAACTGCGAAAACGCGGATACAAAGTAATCAAGGCAAATAATGATGTGCTGGACGGAATCCGGCTGGTTGGTATGCTGCTGAATCTGGAAATGCTGATATTTTCCAGCTCCTGTACGGAAACAATCAAAGAATTTGCTTCTTACATATGGGATGATAAGGCAGCCGAGCATGGAGAGGACAAACCGGTAAAGCAGCATGATCACGGATGCGATGCAGTACGCTATTTTGTAAGTACTGTTTTGAGCAGTAAAGTGGCAAGACTTCGAGAGATAAGCAGGTGAAAATAATGTATACATTTACAGTTCCAAGAGAAAAATTTGATGAGCGGGCGCCGAATAAGCAGATGATCCGCCAGTTGATATCCAAGCATATCAGCATTGTCGGGCGAATGCAGAAGAATATGGCCTACTACAAAGGACAGCATGAAATTCTGTCAGATGCGGATCGTGAAAACAAACTGGTGTGCAATCATGCAAAAGATATTTCTGATACGGCCAGCAGTTATTTCATTGGAAACCCAGTAACATATAAGGCAGAAGGCGATATCAAAGCCCTGACCGATGCCCTGGAGACTGCCGAAGCAGATGAAACCGACGGAGACAATGGGTTGGAGCTTTCCATTTATGGGCTTGCGTATGAATACGTGTATGTAAAAGAGAATGAAAATGATCTGGTAACGAAAAACCTTTCTGCAGAAAATACATTTATGGTAAAGGACGACAGCATCGAGGAACGAGAACTCTTTGCTGTCTATTATTATGTCAGAAAAGATGATTCCGGAACTTCGGCAGATCATTTCAGGGCAACCATACTGACGTCAAGATACCGGTACGAGCTGGATATCGAGGACAGCAGCGCTCCGCAGATCACCGTAGAAGAGCCGCAGGAACATTATATGTGCGAGATTCCGATTATCGAGTATTTGAATAATAAACTTGGTATTGGTGATTTTGAACTGCAGATTCCACTCATTGATGCTTACAATGCGTTGATGAGCGATCGTATCACGGATAAGGAGCAGTTTATTGATTCGATTCTTGCCATCTATGGAACATTGCTTGCAGATGATGAAGTAGATGAGAATGGTGAGAAAAAAGAAGGCGCAGAGGCGGCGATGAAGCATCTGAAAAAGAGAAAGGTGCTGGAAGTTCCGGATGGGGCCAAAGCAGAATATCTGACCAGAACATTCGATGAGACTGGCGTAGAAGTGCTGAAAAAGGCAATCGAACAGGATATTCATAAATTCAGTCATATTCCTTGCATGACGGATGAAAGCTTTGGTGGTAATGTTTCCGGCGTGGCAATGGAGTTTAAAGTATTGGGCATGGAGAACATTACAAAAATTAAGACCCGATATTATAAAAAAGGACTTCGAAAACGTCTCCGGCTGTTTTGCGGTTATCTGTCTCTGTATCAGAAGAACGTGGATCCAAAGGGGATTACAATGGTATTCACAAGATCTCTGCCGAAGAACCTGCTGGAAATTTCACAGATTGTGGCCAATTTGTGGGGCAAAGTCAGCAGGAGAACGCTGTTGTCGCAGATTCCGTTTGTAGAAGATGTGGATGAAGAATTAAATGCATTGGAAAAAGAAACGCAGGAAAATCTTGAAAACCAACAGAAAATGTTCGGGAACGATCCAAATACCAAGCCGGATCAGCCAGGGGAAGCATCCGCAGAGGATGATGTAAGCCATGACGAAAAGGAATGAGCAGTATTGGAAGAACCGCGCGGCGCAGAGAATGTGGGAATATATGCAGAGTGCCGAAGAAACAGCAGATGAGGCGGCAAAGCTCTATCAAAAGGCAGCGGCGTATCTGAATCAGGAAATTGATGGTATTTTCGAGAAGTATATGACAAAACATAACCTTTCAGAAAGAGAGGCCTATGACCTGCTGAATCAGATGACGGACCGTGCTTCAATACAGGAATTACTGCAGAAGCTCCAGAATGGTGCCAAAGACACCGAAAAGGAGCAACTCATACAGAAACTTGAAGCTCCGGCATATCGGGCGAGAATCGAGCGTCTGGAGCAGATCCAGAGTCAGCTCGACCAGATTATGCGGAATGTATATCAGCAGGAGCTGGCCCTTTCCACATCACATTATGCGGCGCTGGCAGAGGAAGCCTACTACAAGTCAATATTCGACATTCAGCAGCGCTCAGGATATGGATTTTCTTTTGCTAAGGTTGATCAGAAAATGATTGATCGTCTGCTGAAAAGCAGATGGTCAGGAAAGAACTATTCCACACGAATCTGGAATAATACCGGCGCGCTGGCGCAGACGTTGAAAGAAGAGCTGCTGGTCAGCTTGGTAACCGGTCGCACAGAGCGGGAAACGGCCGAGATCATCATGCAGAAATTTGCGCAGGGTAGCAGCCAGGCCCGCCGCCTGATCCGGACAGAAAGCAGTTATATTACTGGGCAGATAGATCTGCAGTCATATGAGGAGTGCGGCATAGAAAAATACGTTTACCTTGCCACGCTGGATCTGCGGACCTGTCAGGAAGACTGTGCGCCGCTGGATGGAAAGATATTTCCGGTTAAAGATGCCAAGTCCGGCGTGAATATGCCTCCGATGCATCCCTGGTGCCGCTGCACGACGATTTCTTATTTTTCAGATGAGATTCTGAGAAATCTGCGGCGAAGGGCAAGAGATCCGGTTACTGGAAAGACATATACAGTGCCTGGGGATATGACTTATCAGCAGTGGTACCGAGAATATGTTTCAAGTAAAAATGGAACTTATGAAAAAGGAATTTCCAATAAACGTATATCAAAACAGGATGAGTACAAAATTGATAGAAATGCTATTGAATCAAATAAATACAAAAGAAAGTTTTCTGGTATAACAGGCAATTCTATTGTAGATGAGGGCATATATAAGTATGCAAAGGCAGGGTTAATTCATCGAGATGGTACAAACCGAGAAGATTTATACATTCTTTCGGCAAGCAAAGGAACTGTTCTTGGGAAAAACGTCACCAGTGATGAAGCATTTGGTGTAAAACCAAATGAGAGTATTAGAAGTGCCGTGATAAATAATCAGGGAGACCTAATAGGACTGCATACACATCCAGACGGTACACCTCCGACAGGAAGTGATTTTGAAACTGCATTTAAACGAGGCTATCATTTCGGAATAGTTGCATGCTCAAATGGCAGTGTTTATACATATGGATGTGCAGACCAGTTTGCTTCTGCGAGAATTATTGATGATACAATCGAAAAGTTCAAAAAAATGATTGATGATTCCGGCAAAAAAGTGTATTCTAATGACAGAGAAGCACATCTTGCAGCAATTAAAAGTTTAGGAAAGGATTATGGTATATGGTATGAAACCAGGTGACAAGTATTATGACGGTCCGATTGTCGATAGCGGACGAACGATTAAAGAAATCGATAAGGACATTGAAAAAGAAAAAGAGCGCATAAAAAACATTAAATGGACACCAGAGATGTTAAAGGAATAATACCACCAGTCGAGAGGCCGGTGGTATTTTTGTACCTAATTTAAAAAGGAGGATTTGAGAATGAAAAAAGCTATGCTGAGTCAGCCTATGGGAGGCAAAACAGACGAAGAAATTATCGAAACCAGAGAAAGAGCCATGAAAGCTTTGAAAGAAAAGGGATTTGAAGTTGTAAATACGCTTTTCACAGACGAATGGTACAGCCATGAGAATATGGAAAAACGCGGAGTTGTTCAGATACCGCTGTGTTTTCTGGCAAAATCCCTTGAAAACATGAGCTTGTGTCATACGGTTTATTTCTGCAAAGGCTGGGAAAATGCCCGCGGGTGCAGAGTCGAACATGACGCTGCCGTAGCCTACGGACTGGAAATTATTTATGAATAGGAGAAAAAAGATGAAGAAAAAAATGAAGAAAAATGTAATGGCCTTGTTGGCGGCGTTTGTTCTGTTATGTGCATTTCTTACTGGCTGCACCGAGGTGGATCAGGTAAGTAACAATATTTCGAAAGAAGCTGACAATTTCAATGTAACCCGCAAACTCACAGTGTTAAATGCCAGAACCGATACGATCCTGCTGGAGCTGACAGGAACCTTTTCTTTGCAGAATAACTCAGAGAATGAACTTGAGGTCATTATCGAGACGGCGGAAGGAAAATACCAGAAGGATCTGGTCTATCTCAATGATTATACAATGTACGTTGTTGAAGACATTTCCGGGGCTGATGTAGATAAATACCATTATGAAATCAATTTTCTTCCAGAGTGGGGCGTAAAAGTTACTCACGAAGATTAATTGCGCCGGCGCAATTCCAAACGAACAATGCACGCAGAAATGCGTGTTATTTTTATGCCTTTTTCCTGCCAGGCGTTAAAGAAGCAGGGAAAATCCAACAGCGAATGGCCCGGGCACGAGAGTGAATAGGCTGGGCGGAAAGGACACGAAAACCATGAGAAAGAAATATTTTTATTGCAGAATCCCAATGAATCTGCAGATCTTCGCAGAAGGCGGAGCAGGAGACGGTGCTGGGGCCGATGGAGGCAATGGCGGCGGAGCCGGAGCAGCAGATCAGGGAGAAGCAGAACTTCCGTCATTTGACGATTTTCTGAAAGGAGAAGGAAATCAGGCAGAATTTGACCGCCGCGTGCAGAAAGCGATCGATACGGCAGTGACCAATGCACAGGAAAAGTGGCAGGCACTGACCGATGACAAGCTGTCTGAGGCAGAACGTCTTGCCAAAATGACGAAAGAAGAGAAAGAGCAGTATCAGCGGCAGAAGAAAGAAAAAGAGCTTTCCGACAGAGAAGCGGCAATTACCAGAAAAGAACTGATGGCAGAGGCAAAGAATACACTTGCCAGTGATGGATTGCCGCAGGAGCTGGCGGAGGTACTCAATTACACGGATGCAGATTCCTGTAAAAAATCCATGGAGAAAGTAAAAACTGTATTTCAGAAAGCAGTAGAAACTGCCGTGGAGGAGAAACTGAAAGGCGGGAAGCCGCCGAAAAAAGCACCGGAAACTGATCCACAGAAAACCCAGGAACAGCAGGTATATAACCTGATGATGGGAAAATTTTAAAGGAGAGTGAAAAATATGGCAGTTAATACATTAGCGACAGCTACACTGTTTCAGAAAATGTTAGATAAAGTAGCTGTTCAGGAAGCAACTACCGGCTGGATGGATGCCAATGCAGGGCAGGTCATTTACAATGGTGGAGCAGAAGTAAAAATTCCGAAAATGACCGTGCAGGGAATGGGAGATTATGATCGTGACAATGGATATCAGCGTGGGTCTGTTACTTTAGAGTATGAAACCAAAAAGATGACCCAGGATCGTGGTCGTCAGTTCCAGTTGGACTCGATGGACATTAATGAAAATAATTTTGTTACAACCGCGGCCGCTGTAATGGGAGAGTTTCAGAGAACACAGGTTGTACCGGAAATCGACGCATACCGTATTTCGAAGCTTGCAACAGATACGATCACGGCGAATAAAGCTGGAATGATTGAATATGCCTATGTGCCGGGAACGACTGGAACTTCTGCACTGCGTAAGTTGAAAGAAGGAATCAGAGCAGTAAGAGACGGCTACAACGGGGCCTTAGTATGCCAGGCAACGTCTGACTTTATTCTGGAGCTGGAACTCGAACTTGCGGGAAAAATTACTATGGGAACATTTTCGAAGAATGGAATTGATACCATGGTACCGTTTGTGGACAAAGTACCGATTATTCCAACTCCATCCAACCGTATGTATACGGCAATCAAGGTGAACGATGGTAAAGCAGCGGGACAGGAAAAAGGCGGATATGAGAAGGGAACTACAGCAAAAGACCTGAATTTCTTTATTTCCCCGGCAACAACACCACTCGCTATTACCAAACAGGATAAGATGCGAATTTTTGATCCGAACACAAACCAGAAAATGGATGCATGGCAGATGGATTACCGTCGGTTCCATGATTTATGGATTTTGGATAACAAGCTGGATTCCATCTATTTAAATATTCGGGAGGCAAAGGAATGAGATTAAAAAAAGGAAACATTGAGAGGGAAGCGGATGGGATCAAGGCAGAACGGCTCCTGAACGATGGATTTACAAGAGTAGAAGCTGTTAAGATGCAAAGCCCAGAGGTTTCCAACAAAAAAGATCTTTCAGAGATGACTGCCGAGGAATTAAAAAATCTTGCAAAAGAAAAGGGGATTTCTGGTGCATCTGCGCTGACAAAGGCGGAGCTGCAGGAAGTCCTGAAGGATGTGGTCTGAAATGACCGAACTGGAAAAGCTGAAGAAAATGACCGGTGAGAAAGACGAAGGGCTTCTGCAGATCCTCTTAGAGGATGCGGAGGCTTTCGTTTTATCCTATACGAACCGTACCCACCTCGTTTCCGGCCTGGATAAGGCAGTCCGGGATCTGGCAGTCATCGCCCTGAACCGGATGGGAACCGAGGGAGAGGCGGCGCGCACCGGATCCGGAGAAAGCTACACTTTCAACGACGCGCCAAAGCAGATCTACGATGTGCTGAACCGATACCGGCTGGCAAGAGTAGGAGGGAAAACATTTGAGGCTGAAAAGAAGCAGGCTGGTGGAGCTGAAACACTGTCCTCTTGAACAGAAAAAGGATAACGAGGGCGGAACCTACATCGAATATGGTTCTGCCGTTCCCTTCCGCGCGGAAATGTGGGCTGCCGGCGGGCGGATCCAGACAGAAATGTATGGCCCACGTCTGCCGAACATTCGTAATCTTCGGGTTGAGGGAGCATACACGGAGCAGTCCGGTAAGAATGGAAAACTTTCGTATGCAGTGGCGGACGGACCGACAATTTCCGTAAACGATGGCATCTGCATCAATGGGGATCAGCCGGATTACAAGGTAATTGCCATCTATCCCTATCGTTATCTGACTCTGGAGGTGGAAAAGCTATGATTCTTGGAACGAAAGATGTCACAGAGATGCTGAAAAATGCCTCAGAGCTTGAGATCAGCAAAGCGGTTTCAAAAGGAATCAAGCTGGTCCAGTCCGCGGCGCGGGCGGAATGCCCGGTAGATCACGGTGAACTGAGGGGAAGCATTTTCACAGTGGTAGAGGCAGAAGGCCGGAATGTAACCGGCATCTGTTATACAGATAAGAAATACGGTCCATATGTGGAATTTGGTACCGGCCCGAAGGGACAGGCGAACCACGAGGGCATCTCGCCGGATGCAACGCCGGTTTATACACAATCGCCTTGGTGGATCCACGAAGGCAGCGGCTGGAACGAGGTTGACAGGGAGACTGCAGAAAAATGCGGCTGGTTCTACATTGACACACCGGAAGGCAGATTCTATCAGTGTACCGGACAGGCAGCGCAGCCTTTTATGTATCCGGCACTGAAGAACAATGAGAAACAGATTGAGCAGGTGATACGAGAGGAGCTGAGAAAACAGTTTTGAAGAACGTAAAAGATCAGGTATATGCGGCGCTGGATGCCGTATTTGAGAATGTGACGGACCAGTACCCGAAAGACTGGGCGGCACTGCCTGCGGTGCAGTACACAGAAGAGGATAATAAGGTATACGAGCGCACGGACAAGGAAGAAAAATCCTATGTGCGGTACCGGATTGATATTTGGAATAACCGGTCTACATCCGAAGCCGCCATGCAGGTAGATGCTGCATTGTCGAAGCTCGGTCTGGTGCGAATCCTCTGTCAGGACAAGCCGGATCCGTCCGGCATGAAGCACAAGGTGATGCGTTACGAAGAAATTATCGATATGGAGTCGGAGCAGGTATTCTGGCCGGCTTAGGAAAGGAGCAAATATGTTAGCAAATGGTGCAAAATTAGGATACAAGAAACACGGTGCGGCAGAAAGTGCCTACACAGATCTTCCAGGTCTGAAAGAGATTCCGGAGATTGGAGTGGAGGCCGAGAAGGTGGACAACACCTGCCTGACAGATACTCACAAAGTATATGAGCAGGGAATCGGCGATCTGCCGGAAATGACTTATAAGTTCAAATACGACAATGCAAAAGCTACTTCTCCGTATCGGCTCATGAGAACTGCGCAGGAGAACAAGGATCTGCTGGATTTCCAGGAAACGGCAGCAGATGGTACAAAGTGCAGCTTCAGCGCGTACGTTTCCGTAAAGCGTACCGGTGGTGGTGTCAATGGTGTGGTTGAGTTCGAACTGACTATGCTGGTACAGAGTGATCTTACCTGGACGGATCCATCGTAAAGAAGCGAAGAAAGAGAGGGTACATAAATGAGCGAATTTGCTGGCGGCATTGATGAAGAAATCGGTGTAGAGGAGAAAGAAAAATCCGACAAAATCACAAGCATCGAGGAGAAAAAGCCGAAAAGACGGCCGTTTCACTACTGGGAAGTAGGGGACAGAAAACTGAGTTTGAAGCTGAATACGCGGATGATTGAGATTCTGGAGAACAAATACAAGATGAATATCATGAATCTGGTTGCCGGCGGTGATATCCCGCCGCTGTCTGTCATGATTACGGTAGTGCAGGCGGCAGCAGCTCCGTGGACACACAAGCTGAAATACGAGGATGTCCAGAAATTGTATGACAAATGGACCGAGGACGGCGGCGATCAGATCACCTTCTACACCCAGATCGTCATGCCGACGATGGTGGTTTCCGGTTTTTTCCCGCAGGATCAGGCGGACAGTATCATGAAGAGCCTGGAAGAGGCAGAAGAAATGATGTAACGCTTGTTTCTGATGATCTGGATGAGCTGTACGAACAGGCTCTGGACTGCGGCATCCGCCCGGCGCTCTTCTGGGAACTGTCGCCGCTGGAGGTTGCGGATCTGATGGCAAGTTACCATCGGAAGGAACGCCGGAAATTCAAGCAGCAGGTGGGGCTGTCCTTCCTGCAGGCGGAAGTGACCGCGCGGTATGTGTCGTTACAAAAAGGAGATCCGCTTCCGGAGCCGTGGGAGTATTATCCGACACTGTTCGAGGAAGAAAAACAGGCATTCGAACAGGAAAAACTGAAAGAGTATTACGAAAAGCGGCGGGAAGATGCCGCGATATACAACCAGAGACGACATCAGATGGAAGAGAACTGATGTCGTCTCTCCTTTTAAAAATAGGAAGGAGGTGAAAACGATGGCAGAAGATCTTGCAAAATTGCAGGTTGTTATTGAGGCCAATAACGCACCATTGAAGAAAGAACTGAAAAAAGCGCAGGATATGGTAAAAGAGGCTTCTGGTAATATGGAAAAGCAAAGTTCTGTGAAGGCTTTTTCTGGTGAAATAACAAAGGCTCAGCAACTGGCAAAAAAGATGCGTCAAATTGTCAAAGAAGCACAGGTGCAGGCCGGTACCAAGGTGTATACAGAGGAATACAAAACCGTGCAGAAAGAAGCGGACAATGCTAAAAGAAAGCTGAGACAGCTTCGTGAAGAAGAAAAAGCTCTGGAGCAGATGGGGCAGAGTCAGGGAATGTCTGAACAATATCAGAAAGTCAGCGATTCTGCGAAAAAAGCGCAGCGGGAACTGGATGCACTGAAGAAAAAAATGGAAGAACTGGAACAGGATGGCAAAGAAAAGCAAGTAGCTCCCAAATTTGCAAAAGTGGATGGAGAATACAGAGTTGAAAAGGAAAAGCTCGAAAATCTGAAGCAGGAATATGAGAACAGACGAAAAAACAGGCTTACCATGCAAGATGTAGACTCTGACGGTAAACTCATAAATATCGAAGAGGAACTGTCAAAAAGCCTGGATCGTGTCGAGGCGCTGGAGGCGAAGATAAAAGAACTGCGAAAGGAAGGAAAGGAATGGCAGCCAACAGAAGCAGCTATAAAACTTTCTGGCCAGATGGAGCAGGCATCCGAAAAACTCGGAAAATATCAGAGTCAGATGACGCAGATGCGGGCAGACGGCGTGGATCGGGGAACAGACGCTTGGATCAAAAATCAGAAAGCGATTAATCAGGCAACGCAGGAACAGGCGAAATATCAGAACATGAAAGCAAATATGGAAAATGCCGGAACTGATATGAAAGGAACCAAAATCACCGGAATATCCGGAATGCTTTATGAAATAAAGGCATTTAAGGAGCGCCTGAAAGCAAACTTGAAAGAGGCCTTTGAGGGTACCAAAGTTGGTAAGGGCTGGGGAGATATCAGCCGACTTCTTGGAATGATTTCAAAAGAGGCCGAACGGGCATCTACAAAAATCAAGAAGTGTTCCGGAGCAGCCGCATCTCTGATCCATCGTTTCAGTAATGGCATTTCTGCCGCCGGGCGGTTTGCAAAAGGGCTTTTAAGTCTTGGTAGAGGAGCTAGAAATACAGCCGGCGGATTTCAGGGCGGTCTGAAGGGGCTGCTGATGTACGGATTGGGAATTCGTTCCCTCTTCGCATTGGTCAATCGACTGCGCAGTGTCCTGACAGAGGGCATGAATAATCTGGCGCAGTACAGCGACAGTACCAACGGCAGCCTTTCCATGCTGATGTCGTCCCTGACACAGTTAAAGAATGCTCTGGCAACAGCTTTTGCGCCGATCTTGAATGCAGCAGCACCGATGCTGAATCTTCTGATTCAGAAAGTGACGGCAGCCGTAACGGCGCTGGGACAGCTCTTTGCGTCACTGACTGGTCAGTCCGGCTTTGTAGCAGCAAAAAGAGTCAATCAGGACTATGCCAAGAGCTTAAACTCCAACGCAGACAGCGCGAAGAAAGCCAACAAAGAAAATAAGAAGCTGCAGAACACGCTGTTCGGTTTCGATCAGATCAACAAGCTGAATGACAATTCCGACAGTGATGATAACGCAGACACCAGTACAGGAGGTGGTTTAACACCAGCGGACATGTTCGAGTCCGTTCCGCTTGACAGCAAAATCACTGATTTTGCGAAAAAGCTGAAAGATGCATGGAAAAATGCAGATTTCACGGAGATCGGACAGATTGTCGGTACAAAACTGAATGATGCGCTGAATCGGATTCCATGGGGACCGATCCAGAACACGTCACGGAAAGTCGGCAAGTCCATTGGTACCTTTATCAGCGGTTTCGTTGAAGTACCAGATCTTGGTACCAACATCGGAAAAACGATCGCTGAGGCGGTCAATACCGGTGTAGGAGGTATCAATGCCTTTCTGGATAACACCAGATGGGATTCCGTCGGAAAATTTATCGGCGATGGGCTGAACGGTGCCGCAGATACTGTAGACTGGCCGGGAATCGGTCATCTGTATGCGCAGAAGTGGAATGCGGTATTTGCAGTTATCGGTGAAGCAGCGCGGACCTTCAAGTGGACCGGCTTCGGACAGGATCTTGCAGGCGGGCTGAATACCGCAATTACAGATTTCGACTGGGCAGGAAACGGAGTACGGGTTGGTGATCTTGCAAAAGGTTTACTCAATACCATTGTAGCTGTTCTGGAGCAGACGGACTGGCGGAAACTTGGAAATTCCGTAAGAACGTTTGTTGTATCAATTGACTGGTCTGGCATCGTCAGCGAACTTGCACGCGGATTTGGAGCAGCATTTGGATCGCTTGGAGCTCTGATTGGTGGGCTGGTCGGCGAGGCATTTAAGTCTGCTCAAAAGTATTTTGCTCAGAAAACGAAAGAGTGCGGCGGTCATGCGGTGTTGGGATTCTTTAAGGGAATTCTGGATGCAATTGACGGCATAGGGACTTGGATCAAGAAAAATATTTTTGATCCGTTTATGAAAGGGTTCAAAAATGTATTTGAAATCCACAGTCCGTCCAAAGTCATGGCAGAGATGGGAAAATATCTCATCGAAGGAATGCTGAATGGAATTACGGATAAGATCTCCGATATCAAACAGAAATTTTCCGAAATCAAGGACACCATCAGCAAAAAATGGAGTGAAGTCCAGACAGACACTTCGAAAAAGTGGAAGCAGATCAACGATGATACGTCGAAGAAAATAGCGAATCTCCGCGATGATGCCAAAACAAAATTTGAGGAAATCCGTTCCAAAATTTCAGATAAATGGTCTTCTGTACGTCAGAACACGGAGACAAGCTGGAATAACACGAAGACCAGCCTTGCCCAGAAATGGTCTGGGATCCGCTCGGATGCGTCGTCAAAATTCGAGAATATCCGCAGTACAGTGGCTCAGAAGTGGACAAACCTGCACGGAAATACGACTTCCACCTGGTCTCAGATTGGCAGCAGCCTGAAAAATACCTGGTCTGACCTGAAAAGTAGTGCATCGCGGGCGTTCGGAACGATCAGTGATAATATCCTTGGTTGTTTCAGAAATTTGAAGAACTCTCTGAAAAGCACGATGTCCGGTGTGGCAAATGCCATTATTTCTCCGATCGGCAGCGCGGTCAACGGCGTGATCAGCGGCGTCAACTGGATTCTCGGTAAAGTCGGCAGCAGCAAGTCGTTCGCGAAGTGGCAGGTACCGAAATTCGCACAGGGATCCGAAGGCCTGCAGGCGGATACGCTTGGAGTTGTCAACGATCAGCCTGGAGGAATCTATCGTGAGATGGTTATCCGCCCCGACGGCAGTGCTTTCGTGCCGCAGGGCAGGAATGTTCCGTTGATGATGGAAAGGGGTACGCAGATCGTACCGGCGAAGCAGACACAGCAGTATCTGAGCATGATGCCACACTTTAAAAATGGTATCGGAACCAAAATCAAAGATACTATTTCCGACGTATGGAGTTATGTATCCCACCCTTCGAAACTGGTGGAGCTGGCGCTTGAAAAGTTCGCAGACGTTGGAAATGCTGCGGAACCGGGACTCAGCATCGCCAAAGGTGTTATCTCGCAGGTCAAGGGCAGCATCACAGATTTCGTCAAAAATCTTTTCAGCGAATCTGCACCAAAAGTAAATTATGTTGCCAGCAAGGGTGTGGAGCAGTGGCGGTCACTTGCCATTAAGGCACTGCAGCTGACCGGTCAGTATTCGGCGGCAAACTTGAACAGCCTGCTGTACCAGATGCAGACAGAATCATCAGGCAACCCGAATGCTATCAATCTGTGGGACAGCAACGCAAAACGCGGTACCCCGTCGAAAGGCCTGATGCAGGTAATTGATCCGACCTTCCGCGCATATGCGATGGCACCATACAATCAGAATATCTGGGATCCGCTCAGCAACATGATTGCGTCCATCCGGTATGCAGTAAGCCGATATGGCAGTCTTGGAAGGGCATACCGGGGTCACGGATACGCATCCGGCGGCTTCCCGCAGACCGGCGAGTTCTTCATGGCACGCGAATCCGGACCGGAGCTTGTAGGCCGAATGGGAAGCAGAAATGCGGTTGCCAATAACGATCAGATAACGGAGGGCATCAAAGGTGCCGTATTTGAAGCTATGCTAGATGCATTCCAGGCAGGCGGTATTTTTGAGCAGAAATCCGATGCGAATAAGGACGTTACCCTGGAGCTGACGATCAAAGCCGATTCGGAAACTCTATATAAGGTCGTTCGAAAAGGCAAAGAGAAACACGATGGAAGATACTATGTGATTGAGACAATTTAGGAGGCGGGTACATGGATGATATGATTAGCGTTGACGGGAAAATATTCAAGTGCCCGGCATCCTTCAAATGGAAAAAGAGCGACATCAGTGCAAGCGACGCGGGAAGAACGGATGATACCCTTATGCATAAGAACAAGGTGGGCGAAAAGCGCACATTGTCTCTTGGCTGGGTCTGCCTGACAAAAGCTGAAATCCATGAGATTCTGGTGGCGTTCGAGCCGGAATATGTCAATATTACATATTGGGATCCATTAGACGGAAAGGACATGACGCGGCGGTTTTATACCGGCGATATGGAAGCTGATGTGAAATGGTGGGCGAAAGGCCGCGAACGGTACTCTACACTAAATTTTGAGGTCATAGAAAGGTAGGAAAACATGCGGACATTATCAGAAAAGTTTAAAGAACTGCAGGAAGAGCATCCGGGGCAGGTTCTGCGCTTTGTAGATCTTACGCTCAAAGATGGAACGGTTCTGAATCTGACAAATCATCAGTTGTGGGAGAAAGGATTTCAGTTCGAGGATGCTGTTTCTGGAGAAAGCAGTTTTGATATCGGATCGGTAATTGTTAATCAGTGTATCGTTAATATCAACAACATCTATAACGATTACAGCAATTATAATTTCGAAGGTGCGGAAGCGGTTTGCTATCTCGGTATGAATGTAGGCGAGAAGACCGAACAGATCGAAAAAATCCGAATCTGCACGATGACGGTGGTAGAAGCTCCGTATCAGAACAGTTCCATTATTTCTCTGACCTGTCAGGATAATGCCCGCAAATTCGACCGGGACTATGCAGAAAGCAAGCTTTCATATCCGGCCACCAGATCGCAGATTATCCGGGATGCCTGTAATGTATGCGGCGTAACACTGGGTACGGTATCTTTTTACGGAGATGACTATGTAGTGCAGGAGCGGCCGGCGGATGAGGCATTAACCTTCCGCCAGGTGCTTTCCTGGACGGCACAGCTTGGATGCCAGTGGATGCGCTGCGACGAATACGGACGTTTGTGCATTGGATGGTATCAGCAGAAGCCAGTGGCAGAAGATCTGCTTAAGATTCGAAGCACGATCGGACTTACTGTTAATCTGGAAGAAGTTGTGATCACTGGTCTGAAGGTGACAGAATATACAACAGATAGTTCCGATGGAGCAGCATATCTCTATGGAACAGAAGGATATGTTCTTTCTATTGAAAAGAACCAGCTGATCACAAAAGGAACTGGAAAGGAAGCCGTTGAAAAAATCGGACAGCAGTGTGTAGGCATGCATTTTCGACCGTTTTCCTGCAGCCAGCTGATGGATATTGCAATGGAAGCCGGAGATGCGGTGGTGGTTACAGATCGGAAAGGGAATACTTATCAGAGCTATGTAACCGTGACAACTCTGAAACCGGGAGAATATCAGAGCGTTGCCTGCAATGCCAAGAGCGCGGAGCGAAACAGCTACAAACGGTATGATGAACTGACACAGGCATATCTTGCACAGAAAAAGCAGTATCAGGCGCAGAAAACAGCTTGGGAAAATCAGATCGAAGAGCTTGGCAAACGCCTAAAAGAGTCTCCCGGTCTTTATACAACCGAGGAAAAAGATTCTTCTGGTGGGAAGATTTTTTATTGGCATAATAAGCCGACGTTGAAAGAATCCGATATTATCTGGAAAATGACAGCGGATGCCTGCGGCGTATCCACAGATGGCGGAAAAACGTGGAATGCTGGACTCTCTGTTGACGGTAAACTGATTGGCAAGATCATGAGTACGATCGGCCTTAATTTCAGTTGGGGCGTTGGCGGCGAACTGATAATCCAGGATAAGTCCGGGAATGAAACCATGTATGTCAATGCAGAAACAGGAGAAGTAAGAATCCGAGCCACTTCGTTTTCTATATCTGGAAAAACAGTGAACGACATCGCAAAAGATTATGCGAATAGCACACTGGATGATTTTTTACAGGGCGAATATGCAGATGCGATGACTGAAATTTCGGAATCGCTTGATAAAAAAGCAGAAACATGGTATCAGGATACGGATCCATCGTTGAACTGGAATGAAAGAAGGGAAAAAGAGCCTCTGCAGGACAGCGAAAAGGAAACCATCACAGATTCTAAAAATGAAGATCTTCTTACCGTGTGGGAACGAGAAAAAGTTTCCCATAATGGAGACTTGTGGCATAATACCACAACGAATGTGCAGTATATTTACATCAACGGAAACTGGCAGGAAATGAATGTTCCGGATGAGGTTTTTGATAAAATCGACGGAAAAGCACAGATTTTCGTGGCAGAGCCGGTACCGCCGTATGATGTTGGTGATACTTGGTTTACCGGTACGGAAATCCGAGTCTGCATGAAAAAACGAGAGTCCGGCAAATATCAGGCAAGCGATTGGTTGAAAAAGGATGCGTATACAGACGATTCTGCGTTGAACACTTTTTTGAATGGAAGCTATAAAAATACGCTTACGGAAGTTCGCTCGCAGATTGATGGAAAAGCGGAAACCTGGCGGCAGGAAAGTGATCCGGCAACTGCATGGACTACAACAGCCGAAAAAGCAAAGCACAAAGGAGATTTATGGAATAATACCAAAACACAGAAATCTTATATCTATAACGGTACAGGATGGGAAGAGATGACTTCAACACCGCCTGAAGCTGTCTTTGATATGATTGATGGAAAAGCTCAAATCTTTGTCAGTACACCAGTTCCTCCATACGCAATTGGAGATTTGTGGTTTAACAACCAAACTTCAGATATCTTAACCTGTATAGTAAACAGGGAATCTGGCAAGTTTACAGCGGCCGATTGGCAAAAAAGGAATAAATATACCGACGATTCTGCTTTCACAAAATGGATGAATGGTGAATATTCCAATACACTGCAGGAAGTAAAAGGACAGGTGGATGAAAAAGCAGAAACATGGAGACAATCTGCGGATCCATCAAAATCATGGACAACTACTACTGAAAAAACAAAACATAAAGGGGATCTCTGGTATAACACAACAGAACAGAAGTCTTATATTTACAACGGAAGCACCTGGGAAGCCATGAAGGCGGAGCCGCCGAGTTCCGTTTACGACTCTATTGACGGAAAAGCGCAGATCTTCGTAAACACGCCAAAACCGCCATATGATGTGGGAGACCTGTGGTTTAACGATTCTACATCAGACATTATGACCTGTGTTACAGGAAGGAAAAGTGGAAATTACGTTTCTTCGGATTGGCAGAAGCGAAACAAGTATACGGATGATTCTTCTTTAAATACATGGATCAATGGAACATATAAAAATACGCTGTCGGAAGTCAGAGGCCAGATAGACGCGAAGGTTGAGACATGGAGACAAAGCACCGACCCAGCGACATCATGGACAACGGATGCGGCAAAAAAACTGCATAAAGGAGATTTGTGGTATAACACCAATACGCAGAAGTCCTATATTTACAACGGAAGCACCTGGGAAGCCATGAAGGCGGAGCCACCGAGTTCCGTTTACGACTCTATTGACGGAAAAGCGCAGATCTTCGTAAACACGCCAAAACCGCCATATGATGTGGGAGACCTGTGGTTTAACGATTCTACATCAGACATTATGACCTGTGTTACAGGAAGGAAAAGTGGAAATTACGTTTCTTCGGATTGGCAGAAGCGAAACAAATACACAGATAATACGGCAGTAGATGATCTGAATAAGAAATTGAATCAGGAGGAGATCTTCAACCGCCTGACAAATAATGGAGTGGAGCAGGGCGTGTACATGAAAGATGGAAAGCTCTATTTGAATTTCACTTATGCACTGGGCGGTGTTTTAAAGCTCGGCGGAAAAAATAATGGCAATGGAGAGCTGCAGGTTTATGATGAAAATGGAAATGTAATTGGATCCTTGTCTAAAAACGGCTTTCGTATTGAACAGGCAGAAAAGATTAGTTTAGGCGAATATTTTAACTATGATTCCAGTGGAAAAATTAATGGAAACAAAGATGTATTTTTGGCTATGGGCGGATGGCAGATCAAAAAAACAACGGTATACGATGAACCAGCTGAGTATTGGGAAACTTCCGGAAGTCAGTTAAATGGAATTGGTGCTTATGGTCCATGGGCTTTCTGGGGAGGCTGGAACGGAGGAAGTGCGTTTAAAAAAGAAAATTACAAATTTCTCGTTACAGAAGATGGTGTGTGCAAGGCGATGTCCTGGGTAACCGGTTCTCGCGCGGAGTGGAAACAGGATATTCGAGAATACGAAGATGGTGCGTTGGAAAAAGTCCTTGGCTCCACCGTGTATCGATATCAGCTGAAAGAACATCCCAAAAATGAAGAGGGAAAACATATCGGATTTGTTATTGGCGACGGATATGCATTGGCGGAGGATATGTTAGACGAGAGCAAAAGTAGCGTTGATATGTATAGCGCTTTGGGAATTGCCTATAAAGCCATTCAGGAATTGAATGCAAAGGTAAACCGGCTGGAAGGAGAAATAGCATCGTACAGACAGGAGGCAGAAAATGGCAAGATTTGAAGAATATCTGGAAAAAACAGAACCAGAAGATACCGATATTTCAGTTCTGTATGATGGAGATGAAAATGCGACGAAGAAATTTTCATTGGGAAATCTTGTCAAATGGATGCTGAACCGCGCGAAAATAGGTCTGTTGGAAACCAATGCAAAAACTGTGACGGATTCTATTAATGAAGTGAATACTCGTGCAAAGACCAATACGGCGAGGATTGAAGCGATTGAGAAGAATCCTGTGAAATCTGAAAATTTGAATGGGCAGGTTTTTGGACTGGCTTGGATTTATTGGACAAACAATCTTGTGACTGGAGATGGGCTTGAAAATGATGCTATTACCTATTCTAAACATGATATTATTGCTACACAATGTTTACATTTGGATAAATTGGCATCGTCTAAACCAACTTTGACTTCGGATAGCATTATCATTTTAAAACGAGCAAAAGAATTAAATCCAAAATTAAGACATTTTGAATATATACAATCAGATAGTGGTAGAATAGATTTTTCTTATAATGGGGATCATGCACATTTAAATCCCAATGGATCGTGGGAAGGATCAACTGCTGATCTATCTGGAAGTTCGAGGATTTATACGTTTGCTCAGTTTTGTGACTGGTTTGATTGGTTTAAGAAACAAGGCGCAGATGGTGTCTTTTTTGATGATTGGGGATATGAC